AGGTCACGAATGAACAGGCGCTGTTTTGGCAGTGCGTCAATGCCCGGCAGGCGCTGTGGCTCTACCACGCCATCCGCTACGCCAGTGGAAAGCAGAGCGGCATTAACCGGCACGCTGACACGCTTGCCTCCCTCAACACTGACGGCAAAAGCTTTCAGGGCCTCAGAGCTGATAACGGTATGGCCAACAGACTCGATAACCTTTTTAGCGTTACTGAGGGGCATCTGAGCAACGTGCTGCTCCAGTTCGCCCAACGAGGCTTTCAGTGTTTTGTTTGCTTCATTCAGCGCGTTGAACTCAGTCGCGATCTTATCTACCGCGTCCTTGGTCTGCGCTGAAAGCTGACCGGAGTTTTTTGCCTCTTTCAGCGCGTCCTCAGCTTTCTGACTGAAGGTGCCGGACACCTCTTCCAGCTTCGCGGATACTTTTTTCAGTAACTCATTTACATCTGACATGGTGATTCCTTATTTGCCGAACGCGGCCAGCGCGTTTTGAAGTTGTGCAATATTTTCAGGGTTTATTTCGTCGGTAGCGCCCGGCATACCTTCTGGGGTGGCAGCAGCGCCTGGCTTGCTGCCGGTTAAAGCTTTGAGAAGTTTTCGACGTTCAGAGCGCGGCGTGTCGGTTTTTGCCAGTAGCGCGTCAAGCTTGCGCAGGGCCGTTGCCGGGCTGTCATCGTCATCAGAGATTTCATCAGCTGACAGCAGGCGATCGGCAAATCCTTTTTCAACAGCATCGCTGCCGCCGATATAGGTTTCTGCATTCATCATTGTGTCGATGGTCACCGCATCCAGTCCGGTGCGCGCGCCGTAGATATCGTTCATGGCTTTGTCGAAAGGCTCCATATCCGTCGCAATTTGTGCCAGATCGTGACGGTTTCCCATCGCGTAAACCCAGCAGTTATGGATCATTAGGAAAGCGCCGCGACCGATCTGCACTTCATCACCGGCCATTGCGATGACTGAAGCAGCTGACGCAGCCAGACCGAGCACCTTCACGGTGACTTTCCCTTGGTACTCGCGCAGCAGGTTATAAATCGCCAGGCCTTCAAACATATCGCCGCCAGGCGAATTAATATTTACGGTTACATCAGCGCCACCAATAGAACGCAGTGCGGCGGCGATGCGGCTGGCGGTTACGCCTTCGCCGTACCAGTCAGCGCCAATCACGTCGAACACAGAGATACTGTTCGCATCACTCTTTGCGGCTTTAATACCGCCGTTCCAGCGCTCCATTGCGGAAGACGGCAAATCGCGTTTTTCGCGCGCAAAAGGCCGCCCCTCCGGCGCTGCCGGAAGACTCTTTACTGTCATTGGGGTTGCTCCTAAGCCGCCTGCTTCAGCGGGGATTGTTCGAAAGGAATATCCGGGAAAACATAGTTGTGGATCTTAAGCAGGTTAGCGGCCTGAGCGGCCTGGCTGTTTTGCTTCAAATCTTCCAGAGGCGTCAGGTTCAGCTGAACCGTGTAGATATCACCACCTTCAATCGGCGGCAGATTTTCCAGACGGCGTACATCGTTGCGCGACATCCAGCCATTCTGCAATGCAGTGGTGTAGTAAGCAGAGCGCCCCGCACTGTCAGCGCGCAGAAGGCCTTCGACAGAGAATTCAGCAAACAGGTCTTCATCACCATTTAACAGACAGCGGGCAATCTCTTGCTCAATGTTAACCAGCAGAGGGCGGAGCGTATTGGTCAGAAACAGAAGGTTCATCCCCTCAACGCTTGATGCCCAGCTGCTTTGTTTATCAATGTGACCCACCATAAAAGGCGGCACACGGAACCAGCGGCATATTTCCTCAATACTGAATGAACGGGACTGAAGCATCTGCGCCGCTTCAGGATTCATTGTGATGTTCTGATAGGTTAAATCCGCCTCCAGCACCATAGACTTACCGGCGTTCTTTGAACCAGCGAAAGCTGTGAGGTTTTTACGCAGGCGCTCACGCTGCTCTTTGGTCAGTACATTTTTGGAAGCGAAGTAACCCGAACTCTGCAAGCCGTTTTCAAATATCTTTGCTGCTGACTCTTCGACTGCCATTGCTGCGCCGAACACATCGCGACCGACGCTCATCGGCATCATTCCGCACACGCCATCAAGGCCAAAGCCGCGAATGTGCATCATGTTCTTAACCGGGATAACGCGCTTCACGCCCTTGTCGGTAAAGGTATATTCCAGTTCGCCACTGTCCAGGCGCTTAACCACCATGCACTGCGGAAGCAGCGGAACCAGCGAAACCAGCTTATTGCCGATCATCTTCTTTTCGACGAAAGCATTACCGCGCAGGCACACACTGGCCACGACCATCAGCATGAATCGCGAAGGCGTCATTTCAGTGTTTGGACGGCGGCAGAGAAGCTGATACGCCGGATGATTTTGTGCCAGCTTGCGGGAGCCGTCTGGTTCCCGCTGATAGACTTTCATCGGCAGCGTGGATACGGATTCGCTCAGCAGTCGCACGCAGGCCCAGACAGCGGAAAGTGCGATTGCTTTATCAGCGGTAACCACCTTGCCGCTGCTGCTGGTACCGAACCACTCCTGAAAAAAATCGCCGTTAGTCAGGCTTATCGGAACGCCCAGCCAGTTAAGCAATGTGCTTTTTACCCGGCCAGGCTGTTTTTTTTCCTTCATCAGATACCTACCATGATCGGGTCATCAAAAAAGTCATCAGGATCGCCAGTTTCCACCAGCACGGCATCTTCCGCCGCGCCGATAGCCATAGCAGAAGCCACCACGCCATCAATGCGGCCGGTGCTTTTCTTTTTGGCAAAGATACGGTTGTCCTTCTGGTCAGCCTCAAGTACCGCAGAGGCGGCATTCCAGCGCAGGCAGGGATTAGTTCGGATGATGAGCGCTTTGTTGTTCAGGTGCTCTTCGAACAGTTCAATTGATCGCGGCATCCACAGGCCGGATTCCTGCGCCTTGTAGAAGCCCTGCCCGTGGGGGACCAGGTTAACGCTTACCGACTCGCTTTCGAGTTCAGGCTCCAGATACTTAATGCGGTACTGGTCAAACGCGATACATTTGATGTTGTACTTCGCCGCCAGTTCACCAATGCGGACGGCAACGAAACCGTAGTTGACCGCCTTACCCGGTGGCGCATGAATAAATCCGTTACGCAGCCAGGAATCGTAAGGCACGTGGTCAGTCTTGGCGCGCTCAAGCAATGAATCTTTGGGCGTCCAGAACTCAACCAGAAGTTTTTTTGTTTTGGGGAAGTACAGCGCCAGCGCGGTAAGGTCCCGCGAACCGGACAGGTCCAGGCCGCCATAACACTCTTCGCCGGTCAGCTCGTCAGGGTCGAAGTCCTGTTCGCAGTTCATCCAGGTGTCACTGTCAATCCACGGATCGGCAGATTCCACCCACTGGCAGAAATTCAGACGGCGGACAATGCTCTCTTTCGATGGCATGCCGCGTGCCTGCGTCACCTGCTCGCGAAGATACTTTTCGGTGAACGTGTGTCCCAGCGAAGGGTTGGCCTTTTTCCAGCACGTTTCGTCTTTAAACGGGTCGTCCCCTTCATCCAGTGAACAGATGAAGCTGAAAAAGCTGTCATCCTCCAGATCGCCAGCGGATACCTTGCGGCCATACTCGTGATACTCAAAACAGACGCTGGTTTTATCATGGCCGCTGTTTGTGATCAGGAACATCAATGCCTGGCGGCGGCCCTTGGTACCGGCACGCATCATCTCAACGACGGCGTTTGTTTTGTGCTCATGCACTTCATCAATCAGCGCGCCGTGAGGACGCGGGCCGGACTGACCATCATCAGAGCTGATCGGTTTAAAGAAAGAGCCGGTCTGCAGGAAAGCCAGGTTCCAGACATTCAGTCCAGTGCCTGACTTAGTAATGCGCTGTGCCAGTGCGGGAGACTGATCAACCATTGTCACGGCATCGCGGAAGAGGATCATCGCCTGGTCTTTTTTGGTGGCAGCCGCATAAACCTCAGCGCGAGGCTCTTTATCAGCCATCAGAAGATAGAGACCGACGCCGCCCGCCAGGGGCGATTTACCCGAACCCTTACCGGATTCGATATAGCTCATGCGGAAGCGGCGTGTACCGTCTGCAGCCTTCCAGCCAAACAACGAGCCGACAATAAAGCACTGCCACGGCAGCAGGATAAAAGGCTGGCCCTCATGCTCCCCGCCGTTCAGCTTCAGCACCTTCGCAAAGAAGTCCACAACGCGGGTTACTGCATCCACATCCCAGAACAGACCTCGCTCTGGGCCTTGATCTAAATCCCGGAGGTGACGTGCACACGCCGCACGGATATCAGGCCCGGCAAGCTCTGCACCGCTAGTCACATCCAGAGAGTACTGCGTTGCCGGATCAACCGAAGAACTGGTTGAGCGGGTCTTCGTCTTTTTCTCCACCATCTGCATTCACCTTTGACCGGGCAGCCGGTGTAAGGCCGAATTCCACCAGGTAACTTTTGAAACGACGATCGGCATCCGCCAGCATGGCGACAGCCGGATTCGCTTTAATTAAAAAATCACCCATCTGGGTTTTAGTCGTATAGGTGCGCCCTTCGATATCGACTATCTGGCGAAGCTGCAAGATTTCAGCATATAAATCGCAGAGCCGTTCGAGCGCAAAAGTATCCGCAACCGTAAGCACGCCCATTCCGTCAAGAAGCACGGTAAGCCTGCCCCAGGCTGTTTTACCCCAGTCGGTCAGATGTGATGGAGGGCTAGGGATTTTACGGGCAGGCTTTGGCTCATTTTTATTAAGCGCACGCTTGCCCGGATTGCCGGTAACAACTTTCAGATGGGTAGGTTTTGGTCGTCTTCCGGCCATGAAAACCTCCCAGAAAAAAACTTTTCATTTCGCGGTTGTGCATAAAAAGGGGGGCGGGCGGTCAGGAACAAGATACGGCCTGAAGTTTTTACCCGCCCCTCCCTTTGTAACTTGCCTCATCTTCTTCGCCAGTGCGACTGCGGGTCGAGTGGCAGGCCATTCTCATCACATCCAATGACGTGGCCACGTTTTTCTTCGCGCTGCTTGGTGGAATCGTGGTGCTGTTTGCAGAGGGGTTGCCAATTGGTCTTATCCCAGAATAGTTTCTGAGCTTTAATTAAATTTTCCTGCTTGCCGCTGCTGATTGCTTCTTTCAATTTATGAGGCTTGATATGGTCAACTACAGTTGCCACACCTGCTATTTTTTGCTGCAGACACATAATGCACAAAGGGTTAGACTTCAAAAATGTCAGTCTAGCTTTTTCCCAGCGACTATCATAGATACGTGAATGTTTCATATTTTATAAAACCAACCACAAAATAGAAATAAAATATATATATCATTTTTTCTGGAAGTTATTAGCATCTTCACCGAACCTTCTCAAGGCATCAGTCATAGATAATGAACCAGCTTCCGGCTGTAAGTTCTTCATTATTTCCCTTACCCCAGGCTTTATCTTTAAACGCAACTTCTCATCATCCCAATAGAAAATATCAGGATAATTATAAATTATCTCATCAATTGTTGCCTTACGCTTTTCATTTTCTATAAACACTGCAGAACCAGTTTGCACTGCACTACTTAATTCTTTTTTTAAGCCACTGATTGCATCGGATTTTTCATCCAGATCAATTTGTAAATCCTTACGATTCTCTTTAATAAAAAGGATTTCTTCTTCATATCTCTTTGCCTTCTCTTCTATTTGTTGTAAATGTGCGATTTTATTGTTTGCTATCCTTAAAGATTCCGTAAGTTCTCCTGTACGCTCAGTCGACCTTACAATAGACTCTTTCATATCCTGGACTTCTTTTTCAGCCCCAACCTTATATCTTTCATAAGCAACGTCTTTTTTTGCTCTATATCTTTCGACTGAGATATCAGCTATCAATGACCTTTTTCGCCGCAAAGCCAATAACGTTGAAGTCCTTCCAAGAGGAGAAGACTGTAAGTAAGTTATTTTTTCATTACAATAAGGAACAATAAAAGTCAGAACAACCGAAACCAAAAAAGGAATTATTACTACAATCGGATACGCCGAATTTATAAACCTAACTCTTTCATCCATAGCCATGTCGCTAAATAACAATATTGCAACCGACTCCCAATTAAAGGCGATCCATGTCAATATGAAAACTCCGTAGAAAGGATTGCTGATTCTTTCTGAAGATGTTTTACGTAACGAGACTATAACTTCCTTGAGGTATTCAAACATTTTATGTACCTATCACTTAATCACACATGATTCTTTGTAAGTTAATAAAGTTAGTGACAAATTAAACAAAAAACATTTGAAACTCAATGTATTTCACATGCATACCTCTTTTATGAACCGCTGCAGGCCAACTATTTGCTTTCTGGCTGTTTCAATACGCTCTCTGAGGGTGAAAT